AATGTAACTCCCGTATCCTGCGGCTGTTAATGCTGTAACTTCTTCTGCTGTTACTTCGTTGTTGTGTCCACCATAATATGTTTTTGTAACGGTTGTCATATCTGATGGCTGTTTTTGTACATATGAACTGTCGGTTAGTAGGTACACGTTTTTGCCTCGCGGTGATGCCACGATGTGTGTACCTAGCCTGTTCGCTGCGCGTTGTTCTTTTGGTAGATATTGTCCGTTCATGTATTCGCCGACGATTACTGGGACAACTAGGTCTTCGGTGGGTGGGCTGAATGTGGGCATTATGTGATGCTCGCTCCGTATCCTGCTGCTGTTAGTTCTGCTACTTCTGTGTCGTCTAAGAAAATGTCATGCCCACCGTAATACACTTTTGATATTAGTTCTGGTATACGTGGGTCGGTTATCTGGTATGTGTTGTTTGTTAGTTTATACAGGTTGTATGCCCTGATTCCTTGCGGTGCGAACGCAAACAATCTGTCTCCGCCTTCAGCGAACCTTGGTGCGAAAGCATATGTTGATGTGTTGGGTACACGGAAGATATGTGACTTAACCCAGTCGGCTGTTTGTGTTCCTGTGCCTGAACCTGTTGCGGTGCGACGATTGATTCGGGCGCCAACACTTTCCGATGTTCCCAAGCCTGAACCTGTTGCGGTGCGGATAGATACCAGTAGCCAGTTGGCTGTGCCTGTGCCGTCGCCTTGACCTGTGGCGGTGCGAACACTCACAACTAGGTCGATGCCTGTACCCGACCCGATACCTGAACCTGTTGCGGTACGGACTGGTATCAAAACGCCTGTTGTTGTCGCTGTCCCTAAGCCTGAACCTGTTGCTGTTCGTGGTGCGATATGCAACCCAGTCGAGTCCATAGTGCCAACACCAGAACCTGTAGCAGTTTTTATTATTGTCAACAAACCTGTAGCGGTCTGAGTGCCTGTACCTGAACCTGTTCCTTGTCTTTGTCTTAAGACAGATGCACTACTTGATGCTGTACCTAAACCTGAACCTGTAGCCGTGATAGTGAACACGGCACGCACACCAAGATAGAAACGACCGCCCGTAAGATACGGGAAACTGAAGTCTGTTAGTTGACCTAAACGTGTTTGCGATGCGCCATGCACCGCAGAGTCTGTACCTATTCCCGTTCCTGTTGCCGTGCGTTGTACTACCTGAAAGTATGTTCCCCGATAAAACGGGCGTGTATCAACAAACGGTTCTTTAAAACCTGTAACTGCTGTAGTCATAAGGGGTTATCCCCTATGTTTAATCTAGGGACAGGGTTAGTGTAGTGATTTGAAAAGTGTCACCAGCAGTAACCGCCGCAGACGAAGACAACGCACCAGTCCACAAAGCATTACCCGCAGTCGAAGCATCCCACGCAGACCAATGCGTAAGTGTTTCCGTTGAAGCAACGTTAGTCCATTCAAGAGTCGCTGATGTTGCAATAGAACCAGATGCTGCTGAAGCCCAAGCAGCAGATTTGCGTGTTGTTTCTCCAGCCGCATTAGATGTCGCCGCTTCACCAGGGTCGCCTGTATGCAATTTGATATACACAGTTGTCGGCATGGTCCAAGCAGTTGTACCTGTTGTGTGTTCAAGAATTTTGTTTTCGGCGTAGTTAGAGATAGACATATAAACCTTTCAACGTGACGAGTATAGCAAAAGCAAAAGCCCCCCGCCGAAGCAGGGGGCTGTCGCTTATCAAGTGCTACTAGTTAGAACCGATTGATGATGCCGATTCGATTCGACGAAGCGAAGCCTCGCGGAAGCGACCGTAGCCACCAAGCCAGTACCAACCAAGTGGTTGCAAGCGCATCAAGATGTCTGTGACGTTGCCACGAACAATCTTTGGTACAGCACCGTTACCGTCTTGAACGCTGTAAGCCTTAGCAAGAGCCTGACGACCCATGATGTGTGTGCAGTATGCATCAATTGAACCAGTTGTGCTGGTACCGTTTGAAGCGTTCGTGAACACTTTGGCTCGTGGTGTCTCAATGAAACGTACCGACTCAAACAAGCCGATTTCGCCATTGTAGATACCTTCTGGGTTTACGTAGTTCGCTGGTGTACGCCATGCTGATACGTCTGTGTTCGAACGGAAGTCGTACGACACGTCTGGGTGGATGAAGCCAATGTATGAACCGTTGAAGGTTGCTACGTTTGCTCCACGAAGTTGTGCAACAACTTTGCGAACATCGTCAGCGTGAAGAATGTCATCTGTTGAGATTGATTCTCGGCTGGTTGGAGTTGTTGTGCCACCTGTGGCGTAAACAACGTTGGTTCCTGCGGCAAGAACTTCACGGACAACTTGGTCGATTGAATCGCCTGCGTTGTATCCGATGATGTTTGCTGCTGCTGAGTCAACATCCAAGAATGCTGTTCCGCGGAGTTTCGCTGTTGTTACAACTGCGTTACCGTATTCGTTCAGAGTTACAGTTACCTGGCTGTCTGAGAGCGCTACTGGAGTTACGTCAGTTACTTCGTTCAACGTAGATGTCGCTGCTGCGATGTCTGCGAAGATGGTGAATGTGACACCAGTTCCAGGCATTGCCTGTTGGACTGGTTGTACGTCTGCTGCCTGGTCGAACAAGAGTTCTGAACGCAATGCGAAATACGCAAGACGGTCAAATGCTACCTGGTCTACTGACAGAGACGAGAGTTGGGTTTCGCCTGCCATGATTATTTATTCCTTTTGTTTTGAGGGGGTTATTGTAATTGTGATGCCCGTGCCTCAGACAAAATTTGGTCTACTTCTTGCGGCGACCTTGCTTCGTTTAACCTTCGATTCCAGTCAACTGGCGGTTGTGCTGTTTGGCTACCTGCCGCAAGTTTTGCGGTTCGTTGCCAAGCCTGCGTTTCGCTCGGTGTTGGTTGTGAATCTGGGGGACTAATCAATTGCGCCTCTACAGCAGCCTGACGAATCGCATCTGGGTTAAGTTCGCCATCGTATGCTTTAACGAAATATTTTGACATCGGTTGAAGCGGGTCGATGCCTGCTTTAACAAATGCTAATTCTCGTTTCGCTGACTCGGCTTCCGCTACCTGCTTTCGTAGGTCTGCGGTTTCCTTTTCCAATTGCTTCATCCTTGCCCTAACTGGGTTTCGGGTTTCGGATTCTTCTATCTGGTCTTCGCTGTCGTAGTTGTCAAACTCTGACATATGGCACGCTCCTGTTTCTGCCCACATCGCAACGGAGGGTTGTGATGGCTGCTGTTGATTTGTCACCCCGAATTGCGCCGCACAGACTGGGGGATTCCTGTGAAGGTAATGAAACTATATACGGTCCTAAGACCGTTGTCAACTATTCTCCGACTGTGGTTAGCCCGATGTTGCGGTTGCCTGTTCCGACGAATCCGCCGCCTGCTTCGAATGCTGCTTGTCGGCGTCGTCGGCGACGAGCAATACGTTGCTGTGCCGCTTGTTCGTTTGTGAAAGTACCTGCCAAGATGTCTTCTTGGGTGATTGTTTCCTCACCTTGTAGCGGTCTAAATAGCCCTGCTGATTGACCAAGTTGGGTGAAACCTTGTTGTGCCATCTCGGTGGTCACACCTTGCTGGGCGAGAGATTCTGCTTGGGTTGCTGTTAATTGCATCCCGCCTTGACCTTTGCCTGCTGCGGAGATACCTGCCGCACGTACTTTGCGTTCGATTTCTTGACCAGAACGTACTGGGTCTAAAACGTATGCGGCTAAGTCTGCATCTTGTAAACCTGGAACAAGCATTTTAAGTTGATTCAGTACTTCGGGCGCCGAATTTTTTACAACGTTGTAACCTTGTTGTATACGGTTGCTGTATTCAACTGCCGATATGTCGTTGGCTATGAATTGGGCGAAGTCGTCTTGGGTGTCATAGAATCCGCGAGGCAAACCAAGGTTTTTATTTACTGTGCGGTATGACTGTTCTTGGCTGATGTATTCTGCTTCGGATAGTAGTGGCAGATTCTTTTTGGCACGGTCAATGTTGCCTTTGAATCTTATTTGATATTCGGGTGTTTCGCGGACAGCACCAAAAAGTGCGTCTGTGTTTTTGATTAAAGATGGGTCGTTTATGAGTGCACCTGATAGTGAACCGTACAATGATTCTAAGCCGTATCGTCTAAGGATTGCTTTGAGTTCGTTGCCTGCCGACCCAGCCAATGTTGTTGTGCCTGGGGGTGTGGCGTATTGTGTGTTGTCTTGGCTGTCAGTATCTGCGGCGGTTTGTTGTTGCTTATCTTTGCCTTGTTGAATAAGAATATTTAAAGCGTTTTGTGATTGGGCGACTGTCCCTAAAGTTCCAGCGGCGAGGTCACGAATGTATTGTGATGTTTCTGCGTCGCCGTAATATCCTGCGGCTTCATATGCTAATGCAGGGTCAACCGTTGTCGACGGCGTGCGTTTATCAAAATCGGGTAAATTGGTCGCAGTATCCTGGCGACCACGCGCCTCAGCCAACGCCCTCATGTCTTCAGGAGTCATTGACATCAGCCCAACACCTTTCCGAAGCCACGAACAATCATCGAACCAGCATCACGGAACAGGCTCTTAGCCTCATCGGTTTCCATATACTCTGGCAGACTACGCACAAACCTATTCCACTCAGAGTTAGTCATCAAACGTGCTTCGTTAGTGTTTGGGTCAACATAAGACAACAATTTACCCCATTTCATAGGGTTCGTAAAATCAATTGATTCAGGGTCAACACCCAAAGTTGATGCGGCAAGAGCCCTGTAGGTTGCTGTAGCCTGCGTAATAGTTCGACCAGCCGCTAACTGTTTAGCCAAAGACGGATACAAGTTCTCTGCGTCCATCCTCATGTTTTCTTTAATCTGCTCAATAGTCATCGTCTTGCCAATTAGCCCCTGAGTATAAGCATTGACGTCACTATCAGACAGTTTCAACCCGTAATCGTTGGCGAGTGAACGGATACTTCTAGCATCCATACCGCCTGTGATTGCTGCTGATGGTGTTGCTGCTGTCCCTGCTGCACCTGTTTTAAGAATTTCTGCGCCAACATAACGCCCAATTTCGTCGGTGTTCCAACCATATTTGTAGGCTTGTGTAGCAAGATTGGCTACGGCTGCTTCAGGTAATTTGTAGCCTTGTTTGCCAACATAGTTACTTACCTCTATGCGTTTAGCCTCAATGTTTGTTTTCTGTGTCGCAGGGTCTGATGCTGTTTCTTCAACAAATGCACGTTCTTTGGCTTCAGTTGTTTTCCACCATGCGGTTGATTTAACAGCGTTAAGAAATCTGTCTTGAGGATACTTAAGTTGAACTGCTTCGTCGACAATCTTTTTTAAATCTGGAATAGCGTCATAAAGGTCAACAATCCAACCGTATTTGCTTTTAGCGTATTCTTTCCAAGAATCATCAGGTGATGCTTTGGCTTTAGCAATCATGTTTTTGTAAAGTTTTGGATATTTTTTGATTGCTTCTTCAAGTTTTCCGCGCACAGTACTATCTGGATAGCGGCGTGCTACTTCGTCTAAGAATTGTTGGTCGGCGGCGTCTTGTGAAAACATGATTAGCCTTGTAATAGTTGTGACAGAATGCCCATATAGTCACTATATTCTGTGGCTTTGGCTGCGGTTGGTTGTAGTTTGCGTGCTTGTTCCTCGGCGAAAGCAGTTGGGTCTGGTGGCTGGATAACTGTGCCACCAGCACCAGTAGCCGCACCTTTCTGATATTGGGTTTCCATTTGTGCAAATTCTTGTTCCATTTTTTTGGTTTGTTGTGGAGAAAACACTTCGCCAATGGCGGCTTGTGCGCCACGTTCAAACGGTTTACGTAAATCGATAGGGTTTGTTAAACGTACAGCCGCTTTTTGTGATGCTGCTTGAACCTCTAAAGGATTTTTGGCATAATACTCTAACGCTGTCTGAATATCAGCGCCCTTAACTGCTTCATCAGTATTGACATAACCAAGTAAATCTTTGACTTTAGCAATCGTTTTGTCGTCATTAATTCTGCCAAGCACACCTGGTTTCCACCCAGGAAACGCTTGCATAAGTTTAGTTTGCAAAGCAACAACTTGGTCTTTCGGGGTTTTTAATATTATTTGCCAGTCGTTTGATTTGTAAAAATAAGGATTGTTTGGGTTATTGAATACGCTTTTGTCTGGGGCTACCCATTCTGGGTCTATACCGCCAGCGTAAGAAGGTTTTGTTACAACACTAGGAAGTGTCGTTGCGCCTGATGCGCCTGTGCGTGGGTCTACTGGCGGAATAGTTGTGGAAGTGGTTGACGACGAATCAGAACCATCCTGGGGCATTATTCCAATGACCATTTATTCTCCTACTGTTTCTTCTTCTGGCGGCAAAAACTCTTGTGACAGAACATTTTCCCACAAGTTCTTAAATTCTGGATAAGTATACACTAAGTAAACGCCCATCTGATTAAGGTCAAAACGCATCGGCTCATTACGTGGATTTTGTCTCCACTTGTTTTGCAAATAGGCGGTATTGTCTTCAGTTTTTAACTGAGCCAGTTTTGTTTCACGGAAATCCCAATACTCCAACAAAGCCTTACCGACAGGCGTTTTCGTAATATTTGGGTCTTTAACCATTTCGCCTATTTCAATCATCTCAAACTTGACGCTTGCTTCGCTTTCACCAATTCTTTCTTTAACCGACTTATACATCGGGAACTCGCGTTGAACCTCATCAATTTTTTGTGACATCGCCAAACGATATTCGTCGCTTTTAACTATCTGCTCCTCGGTGTACCCAGCGTCCATATATGTTTTCAAAAATTTTCGTGATTCTTGTTTAACGATAGATTGAGCCAACTTATTTAAAGCAGCATCCTGACGTTTCTTAACATCAGCAGGACTACGCTGCCCTTCTATGCGTTGCATTGTGAACGCTTTCGGGTCGTACTCGCCTGTTTGCGGACCAAGATAGCCGCCTGCTAGCGGATATTCGTCTAATACGTACCTGTTTTTTGTTTGCCACTCAGCGTATTCTTTTGTTGGGATAACACCAGGTTGTGATGTGGTTGACCCAGCCAAAAATGCCCAAGCACTATCACCATATTTATCTAGGAAAGTTGTGACACCCTCATAATATGAT